TCCCGTTCACACAAGTCGCCACCGACCTCGCCGCATAACCAAACGCACACACCTGACCGTAAGCTACCCTCAAAAACTCCGCGCAGTAAATACCAATACTCTGCTTGAGCGGGTTCATTGCTAAACCAGCTGCCTTGCACCCATCCAACAACGCCTTAGCCACTTCAAAACTCGGAGTACTGACGTATACATCATCACCGACGTGCATACTACTCAGCTTCGTTATAGCAGGAAAAGCATAACGTATGTATGCCTCATTTAAAACCGTATTGAAAAATGTTGTGCACCTATGACCACTCATTAACGTACCAGCTAACATGCCAACCTCCTTGCCTTTATTGTAAACGTGACTGTTAAGCAAACTACACCTCAGCTTCTCCTCTAACTCAGCTGGATAACCCACATGTGCGCACAGCTCCTCGATCACCGCCACCAAGTACTCTGTGCGGTGCCGCGAATTGAAATCATCGTAATCAAGCATCACATTCACGGGCCCACGTTTCCTCATACCTTTAATCCTCTTTCCAACCTTCCACGTGCCAAACGATCCCGGATTCAAAATAGCCCGCACATTCTTCCAAGACCTCTCCACCGGTTTCATTAAATGCTCAAAACCAAAATAGGTTATTGAGTCACCCGAGTATATCGCCCTAGTCTTGCCACACTCAAGCTTCCAACTCAACGAGAAATACGAATGACCATCCCATCCTGTAACCGGTTCACTAGCGAGCAGCTCAGAAAAAAACGCGTCGATGCACTCGCATCTTCGACAATTTCGGGCCCGGGTTCACCAATCCTGGGTGGATCCTCTCAATTAGCTTCGAGTGCGCCCCATTGACACACCATTCCCATCTCTCTCTCCAAAATTCCTCTACCGACTCGAACTCTACTTCCTTCGGGCACTCTCTCGCTATCACTTGGCGAATACAAGGCCTCAACAGCTCGACATCAATCGTATGCAAGGTGGTTTTCAAACGCTCACTCCTGGCATCAACCCTATAATCAGCATCCGCCGTTGGGTGGGGCACAACGGCTCCTCGACCAAGCAAAGCCTCGCACTCCGTCAACACTGCACCGAACTTGTTCGCGTTAAGCCCTAAACTCTTAAGAGCACTGGTCAACGATTTGCAACCTTTCGGATGACGTATCATTCTAGTCACTATAGCAGGAGCGTTGTCGAAATACGGATTAAGCACGACACTGTACATGATCATCGAGGACAACTGATCATCACTGAAACCGTCGTGGTAACGCGTAGAATCCAATATCTTCTCCTTCAGAGCTGGGATTAATTCGTTACAACGTGAAAAAACCTCGTTCGCGTACACATTAACCTTATTCTGCGCTCCTGGATGAGACTTGAGCGGATAGGCGTTCCTTCTATCAACCTTCTTAATGATATTTACGACAGGACGCGTCCCAGTATCAGGCAACGGATTGAGCGCTGCCTCACACAAGCGTTTAATGGTTACCCCTCGTACTACCAGTTGTACCGGGAAGTCCATACACAACAGCGAATAAGCACAAAGCGCCACTTCATTCCTATCCTGTCTCATTGCACCCATTTCAACGATATCACCTTCAATGCCGCGCCTATCAATCAGATCGTTCACATTCAAATGCGCACCTAAGAATACCCCGAGCGGACCCAGCTCTTCTATCCTCTCACGCACTCGTTTAGCTCTCTCTTCGAACACACCACCTATGCGCTCAGCTACAGACATCACATTCTCATCTAAATCACGCGCCTGTTTAGTTGTCCTCAACACCTCGACCAGTGCACGATTCCATAGTTCAGTCCAAGTACCGCTGTTTGATCCGGCGATTCCTTTCGAAGGTTCATAATTACGTAATGCTCTTAAGTTGAGCTTCGCCTCTGTAACCTCGCTTTCCACATCGAACACTTCTCCACGGGCAACAATCCTACGCTCTATCTCGTCCTCAGCCGGCGCTGCCACCAACCATTCTTCAATTGCAAAATAACCACGTAAATCATCAAGCACCCCTTCGATACCCGAGTGGAGCAACAAGATGTCAGGTGAGATACGAAAAACTTTCTCAGCCACACCTCGGTAGTGCACATCAGCTACGGATGACCAACTCACCTTTCCTCGCAAAGCTTTAGCCCGCATCAGCCTGACCTCCGGAGTCTCCTCAACAATATCATCGATGTCAACTACTTTAACTGGCGATGCACGACAGCTCTCCTTGAAAGTGGTCTTGCCCCATGCTTTTCCAGCTATAGCCACGATCAAACGTTTCTTAGCTCCATGACTCTTAGGACGCAGCGGCGTATCTCTTGAAGCTCGCACTAAGCCTCTCACTATGGGCTGCTCGTCAGCATCAGGAACATAATTCCAATCTAGACCTCGCACTTGTGTCGCACGATCGACATCTTCATACCTCAAGTCACTCAAACCTCCCTCTCTAACCAACCTCGCCCAAGCGCTGTCGGCCAAAAACCACGATGACCCAATCGCAGACCCTCCGTCTGTCGACTCCTCATCAAGCATCCTCCAACCTTATATGGTAAATTTCTGTTAATAACACTATTCGCGAGAACGGGATCAACAGAACCTTACTCCGTAGCGGATAACGCCTAAGCCATGGCCTCACTTTTTCAGGTCGGACATTAGCGTACACAATTGTGCCGGCGGTCATTAAATGCACCCGAGGGTGCGCGTAGTCTTGAGAATATTTTTCTCAGAGCGGGGAAGTTTGGTTGAGT